CAAAATCTGAGTGGTGCTGCCGCCACTGCCCGTCACCACGGGGGTCAAAATCAGGTCGTTGCTGCCGATCGGTAGCTGCAGATCCTCGTATCCAAGATCCGCACCAGCCTGGATCAGGCGATAACCGATGCCGTGTTCATGCGCATGGATCAGTTCTTCCTGCAACTTTGGTGAGTTGATGCACAGCAGCTTGATTGCATCTGCAGGGGTCCGCAGATTCTCGTAGGCGTGCTCGGCTCCGTACCGCTCACCCAGATCACCCAGCAGTCGGACGACCTGCTGCATAGCGGAATACGGCTGCGACTCTTTCGACATAATACCGCCGCAAAGGTTCTACCGCACTCAAGGAATCTTGACGCTGATGCAAAATCTGTTCGTTCGGAAGCAAGATTGCGGCATGCATTGGCGTGCGAGTGTGTAATCGCATGATCAGAACATCGCCTGGTGAGCGACTGTCAAATGCAACCTCGCGAAACCCGATCGACTCGGCCTCCTGCAGGAAGATGCTGTCGCACACCTCGAGGCTCTCTGGCCGCGCAAACTCAGGGAGCATCACGCCCTGCAACCTGAACCAGTCACGCACCAGCGAGAAGCAGTCGCTGACGCCGTACTCCCAATGCAGGCCGATCAGGGACCGATAGTCAACCATTCGTCGCTCGGAATCAGGTAGATGTGCCACGGCACCCTGGTGTGCTTGCATGCCGCGAGGTCAGCCTCGCTTGCCGGCCCACCCTGGGGGTGTGAATGAACGATAGCTTCGATTCTTCCCGTCAACGCAGCACGCGCATAATCGACAGGATTCAATACAAAATCCTGCTCAGGATTACCAGCGATGTTACGGCAAGCAACGTAACGACCTGCCACCAGAACCCCGCATGATTCCTTGGGTGCTTCTCTTGCTGCATGATCTTCAGCCTCAGATTTGAAGTCGGGCACCAGGGAATCCTCCGAATGGAATCGCTCCAGACCTGAAGCGTTTTGTGCAGCTGGTGTAACGCTTCGCGCACTGATCATTCGACGCAGTGGTCGAGTTATCGTTCAGATCGAAATAGCGGGTGCCGGTGTAGCCGCATTCTGCACCGCGATACTTCCATGGGCAATGCTCGAGCACCTGCCGGCGAGGCAGCGCAAGGTTGGTCAGGTCAAGCTTGCTGGTCAGCTCGAACTCAACCAGTTGCAAGTTCTCATTCGCGACACGATCGATGTACCAGACCTCGTCCTCAAACTTCGCCGTAGGGTCAGCGGTGGGGTTGCCGCCGCTGAAATTCACCGCGTCGAGGAATTTCTTGCAGGTGCGGATCCGCGTGACCTTCGCCTGCAGTGGGTTGTAAAGCAGCAGCAGCGCAGAAATCGAGCTGTTGGCATTTGAGATCCGCATCGACGGACGCGGCAACGTGCCCTTCGCCGTCAGCTCGAACCCATCGACTTCAATGGGATAAGCCGCATACGTCAACCCACCAAAAACAATATCCGTAACCAGCTCATTCGTGCCAGCGTGATAGTAGAAAGTCGTGTCGACACCATTGACCGCTTCAGTCAGCTCAAGCTGAAACAGCTCGATGATTGCTGAAGGCTCGAGCTTCTGAATCTCGGCCTGAATAGCGTCTGGTGTACTCATGCTTCAAACACCTGCTCGAAAGTTGCAGTGATCGTATATCTCAAGCAAAAAGGCAACGACTTATCCCACTCACGGCAGATCCACTTGTACTCCGTTGTGTCATCTGGTGGGGTCCATTCAAACGCCTCCACCCCGCCACGGGCCTCGAGGAAGTCCTCGATCGTGTCTGCATCAGTGGGGCTCAGGTACTCCCACTTCAGGCTCCAGTTCTTGGGATCCTGATTGAGCCCGAAGGTGGTCCGCTGGCTGTACCCACTGCCAAACTGCGCGATCCGCACCTTTGGCTTCGCTTTCTTCGTGGCGCCATAATCAGGCGCAATGTCAGGGAAAAGGGCCATCAGCTCACCAACAAACCACCAGGACGACGCTGCTTAATCAATTCTGCCTGAACTGCTGCTGAAATGGCACTGCCCAGCTCCTTGGCACGGGTGTTGTCACCCTGAACCTGAGTGCCGCTTGCATCAACATTCACCACGATGTTGTTCGACGATCCGCCTGAAGCGTCGACACCAAGACGACCGCTCGAGTCACGCCGCAGCGGCATGATCGCCTCCGGGCCGGACTCACCCATCAACCCAAACCGATCGACGCCACCGTTGGCATAGGCGAACATCATCGGCTTCCTGACCACGCCCTTGTCGAATGCGCCTCCGTTGGCGAAGCCCACCAGAGACCCAATACCTCCAAGCAGGTTCGCTGCGGAGAGGCCTGCATCAGCAGACCCGCCAGAGAAGCTGAACCCGGACCCGCCGCTACCCGGCAGCACCCGTGCCACCTGATTCAAAATCGCGATCGTGATCATCTTCTGGATGATCTGCCCAGCCGCCTCGAGGAAATACCGGCTCAGATTGCTGAAGAATCCAGCCAACGCCTCCTGCGCCGTGGCACTGCCATCAATCGCACTGGTGAATGAATCAGCAAACGCCGTGCCGATCGCATTCGCTGCATTCGTCACCTGATTGATCGGGTCAATCAACTTCGTCAGCTCTTCCTTGAGCGTCCTGATGTTCTGCGCAATGCCCTCCGAGAAGGTTGGGTCGATCGTTTGGCGATAAAGATCGGTCAGCTCATCAACTCGAGGGCTCCCCTCCTCTGTGAGCCGCTGCCTGAACCTGGAAATCCTTTCTTCAGCCGTAACGAGGCCAAGTTTCTCTCTCAGCGAAAAGACCTCGTCCTCTGCCGCCTTTGCTGCCGCCTTCTGCTCGAGAGCCCTGCGCTGAGCCTCGTCCGCAAGCTGACCTTCATACTGAATGAGCAGCAGCCTGTCTTCAATTTCCCTCTTCAGAGCAGCCTCTTGCACTATGGCCGCTTCGTTTTCGTCGCCAGCAGCAGCAGCGACAGCATCCATGTACCGGAACTCAACTTCTGCCGCTTGCTTTGCGAATTCAAGAGAAATTCTCTGATTATTTAATTCATTTATTCGTGCGCGATTGTTGTCAAACTGAGCCCTGCCAATAGCTCTGGCATTATCAAGAAGTTGCAGCTCGGTGCCAAGCAGTAACTCTGCGTTTCTGATTGACTCAAGCTGCGACTTGCGTACTGCTTTGGCTTTTGCCTCTTTGCCGCCATCTGCTCCTCCATCGATGACGGGTTCGGGGAACTCCGTCAGCTCTGGAGGCTTTTCAGCAGACTTGAAGCCAGATATATCTACCGCGAGCTGAGCCCTTAAGGCTTCTACATCTCTCTGAAGTTCAAATTTTTTAAACTTGCGTTCCTCCCCAGATTGTCCTGTAAAAAACTTTTGAGTTGGGCCGAGAAGGTCAAACAGTAGACTTGGTTCCTTATAGGAAGCCAGTCTTCTCTCTGCCTGCACCAATTGACTTCTTAGGTCGGCTTTGCGGGCCTGGGCCTGCTCTTTTGTTAAACCTTCAAAAGCGGCAGCAGCCCCCTCTGGGGTGCTAAGCCCTGCAAGCTCCTTCAGCCTATTCGAGACTCGATCGAATTCTTTTAAGCCTCTGGTAACAATATCAATACTAACAGTGATGACGCCAATAGTGCCAAGAGTTTTTAGTACGCCAACAAGCCCGGCTACTTTAGTTTTCGCAACTGTAGCCATTGCTGAAGTTTGGCCCATTTGCGCCTTAATCATCGCAAACATTAGCTTCACAGGGCCATTTAAAGCGGCAAAAGCCTTCAAGGCAAGATTCACGCCTGCCATCTTTAAGGCAAATGACGCAACTGTTCCAATCGCCTCCCTGTTGTCAAAGATAAACTTCAACCCATCTGCCACAGAGCGTGCGGCCTTCACAAGATCAGGCGTAATGTCTCTTATGAATTCAGTAAAAGCATCCTGGAATTCAGCACCAATGGGTTGCAGCGCTTTGCCTACCTCAATCCGCATTTTTTCAAACGCCACCTCCAGCCTTGCGCCAGCAGATTCGGAAGACTCCGCAATATCTTTCGCCAAATCTTCGTAATCGACCTTGAGTTGCTTGAGGAATTTCATCAGGTCGTTTAGGCCGACCTGTCCCTGCTGCAGAGCTTTCGTCAGCTCAGGCCCCGTCCTGCCAGATGCTTCCGCGATCTTGTTGAACGTGCCAGGCAGTCGTTCAGCGATCTGGTTGATTTCTTCGGCAGAGACCTTGCCTTTGCTGAAGATCTGCACCAATGCAGTGATGGCGCCTTCAACCTGTTCCGCGTTTCCACCGGTGGCGATAATTGCGGAGTTGATGCTCTTGAAGGCAAGCTCAGCATCAGCCACGCCGCCGCCAGCGCCCTGAACTGCAGCCACCAGTCGAGTAATGCCTCGAATTGAAACTTCTTGCGAAACATTCAGCTCTTTGTTCACAGAAGCTGCGGCTGCAAGTGCTCGGTTGTACTCTTCCGTTCCTTTAGAGATACCCTCAAGAGCGATCTTTAGCTTTCCAATCTGAGCCGAATACGCTGCAGTGTCTCCAAGGGCTCGCCTGAGCTGCCCCACCTGAGCACCAGCAGCGGCGCCAGCGAATGCACCACCAGGACCACCAAGGATGGCGCCACCAAGACCGCCGAGGAAACCTTCAGGGCCGCCAAAAATGCCGCCAGAGAGCGTGGCACCAGCGGCCTGCCCCAACTGGCCTGGCGACATCCGACGACGACTCATCCGGCGACTTGCACGCTCGGACTTCGCGTCGAGCATTTCAATCT